TATATATCTTTCAACGTCAGCCGCTCTTTACCTGCTGCAACTATTGCCTTAATAATTGCACAGGACGGCCTTAATGCAGCGTTACTTGCTTGTCCACTAACCTGGATAGTAATTGCAATAATAGCGGTAATAGCTGCCTTTTTTGCCCTTGTAGGAGTATATAACCACGTAACTGGGGCTCATGTATCAGGAGTGGGGTTAATATGTGGAGCTTTTGGTTTCATGGGGGCCTTTGTATTTAATATTATGAAGAATATAGCTAACCATATAGGGATAGTAGCAGAATTTGTTGCAAATGTATTTAACCATCCTGTGTATTCAATTGTGAGGTTATTTGTTAATCTTGCTAAAAATGCACTTGGAGTAGCAAAGAGTATTACTAAATCTTTTGATAGTGTAGCTACTAATATTGCTAATGCTATGGTAGACGGTGCAAATATGGCCATAAATGCTATAAACTGGATAATAGACGCATTAAACATGATTCCAGGCGTTAATATAGGTAAGATAGGTACCATAGGGCACACAACATCAATTACTCACACAATAAGTAACCTGGAAGCAGGGCTTGATAAATGGTTAGATGAATCCAAACCAAAAGATTATAAAGTGTTAGCACCTAACTTAAAATATTCAGATCCTACTGACTGGGCTAATAAGGGATATGATATAGGAGCTAATTTTTCTAAGATGGTAAAAAACAAGGTTGGGGGGTTATTTGACAAGGATAAATTCAAGCCAGATAAACAGTACGGTTTAAGTGACTTTAAGCAGTCAGGTATATCACCAGATGGAAATAAGGCACAAAAAGGAATAGCTAAAAATACCAAAAAAACTGCAGATAACACAGAAAAATTCCTTGATGATATTAGGTATATGAGGGAATTAGCCGAAAGGCAAGCCATTAACAGAATTACTACAGCAGAAATAAACATAGAAAATACAATAAATAATCCACAGACTCAGGATCTAGACGGCTTTGTAGATGCACTTAATGATACGCTAACAGGCCAATTAGAACGCCAGGCAGATGGTTATTATAAAGTTTAGGAGGGATGAAATGTATTTGTTCTATTTGGATAACATATTACTGCCTATCACTCCTAGCAAGTTGTCTACAAAGATAGGCGGTAATAACAAGACAATGGAGTTGGCCAACTCAGGTGAAATAAATCTAATTAAATTTCCAAAGTTGACAGAGTATTCGTTTGACTTTGAGCTGGTCCACAATATTAATTATATAAAGTACAGGGCTTCAGGGAATGAACCTAAAGTGGTACTTGACTTTCTAGAAAACGCTAAGTCAAAAAAGAAGGTAATTACGTTTAGAGTTATTCGTAAGCAGGGAAAAACAACTAGATTTCCACTTGAAGCTAAAGTTACTGTGGAAAATTATGATATAGATGAAGATGCTGACAATAACTCAGATATAACAGTTAGTCTAACCCTAAAACAATTCAGACCTTATAGGACTAGTCATTTATTAAATCAAGCAGATCAATATCCTAGACCAGTTGGGGGGGAAAAATCTGGGCCTACTACGGTCAAAAAGGAAGAGCCTGTAAGAACTTCTGCGGTGTTGAAAAAGGTAGAAATTAAAACTCACTTAAACATAAGGTCAGGTGCAGGAACACACAACAGAAAAATTGCCAAGTTTAGCCCAGGTGATAAACCTTGTGTATATGGAGTGTACAATTATAAAGGACAAGACTGGTATAAAGTCAAACACTCAAGAGGAGACAATGGATGGGGCTGGATTAGTGGAAATGGTAAATATGTAAAAGTTATAGCAAATTATGGGAAGTAGGTGATTGTATGACTATAGAAAATAGAGATATGCATACCTACAATTGTGATGTTTATATAACTCATAATGATGATGTTTACCAGGTGCCTGTAGCCAATGGGTTGGAAATTTCTTGGGAACGTAAAGGAGCTGCAGGTAAATGTACATTCAGTGTTATTCAGGAAGATGATGGAGAAATTCAATTTGAAGAAGGGGACACTGTAAGAGTAAGAATATCAAAAACATGGATGTTTTACGGATTTATTTTTACTTTAAATAGAAGTAAGGATAGAATAGTTAAGATTACTTGTTATGACCAGCTTAGATATTTAAAATCCAAGGAAAGTGCTGTGTTTGTCAATAAAACAGTAGGTGAGATAGTAACAATGATAGCTAATGATAGAAGGCTGAATAAAGGTGCTATAAGAGATAGTAAATATAAAATACCATCTATCACAAAAGAAAACTCCACCTACTTTGATATGATCATGACTGCGATTGAAAAAACAACTGAAGCGACAGGTGAAATTTTCATTTTATATGACCACTTTGGAAAGTTGACTCTATGTCCGTTGAAACATATGTATCGTAACGTTGTAATAAATGCTAGTGTTATCGGCGACTTTGATTATGAAAGTACCATAGATAAACAGACTTATAATGTTATTAGAGTGGGATATAAATCACAAAAAGACGGATCTACGGTATATCAAACGTGGAAAGATGAAAAAAGCATAGCTAAGTGGGGAATGCTACAGCTTACAGAAAAAGCTAATAATAGTTTTAATGCTGTAACTATAGGAAACCAACTGTTGAACATGTACAATTCTAAAACAAAAACTTTAAAAATAAAAAATGCAATGGGCGCTAATGAGGTAGTTGCAGGGTCAGTAATAATGGTCAACCTAGACTTGGGAGATATTGTAATATCAAACAATATGGTAGTGGATGCGGTTACTCACAAGATAGAAGATGGTCTATATTCAATGGATCTTGAACTAATTGGCGGTGAATTTGTATCAACTAGAGGTGTTACATCTGATCAAGCTACAAATGGTAATAGTAAAAATAGTTCCGTTATTGGGGCACCAGACTGGGGGCATGGGGTAACTGCAGCCATGATGAATAGAGTCTTAAAGGGACCACTTTCAGGTATGGGGGAGAAATTTGTGCAGCTAGGTAATGCTTATGGAGTTAACCCCATGTTAGTAGCCATGATAATAAGAATAGAGTCAAGACCTGGTATGAATAGTGGACTTGCATTAAAGGGCAACAATTTTGGGGGGATAAATGCCATAAAAGGCTTTCCAACCATAACAATGGGTGGACGAGCTTATGCAAAATTCCCTAGCGTTGACGTAGGAATAGAGCAACAGTTTAGACTCTTAGGAGTTAGATATATAAATGATTGGAAAAAGAAAAGCATAAAAGATATTATCACGACCTATGCACCGCCTCATGAAAATGACACTACAGGATATATAAACAACCTGAAGAGTTTTTACAAACAAAACACAGGAGTTACATGGAGTGAAAGTTTACTTGGTAGTGGAGTAGCAAGTGTTGAGGAAGCGCAACGAAGAATGTCAATGAGGATAGAAACAAATAACAGTACACCTTATAGCACACTATCGGGGGGCTATCCAGCACACGTGGAAGAGGCAAGGAAGCATATCGGTAAAAATTGGAATGTGATGAAAACTTTAGGTAGAATGAGTAAAGGCCTTTGGTGTTGTGATTTTACAGTATTCTGTATGAAAAAAGCAGGAAATATGCCTGTCGCTGATACATCTTCCACTAGAGATTTACATGACAAATTTGAAGCGAAAGGTAAAGCTAAACATCTACAAAGTGCTTGGAGCTATACCCCTAAGTCAGGTGATATTATCTTTTTTAATAATGGATCTGCAAGAGCTGGAACAAAACAAATAGACCACGTAGGTATAGTTGAAAAAGTAGAAGGTGGAAAAATAACAACGATAGAAGGTAATGCAGGAAGATCTTTAAATGTATGTAGAAATACTTATTGGGTAGGTCAAAAGAAAATCACTGGCTATGGGATAATGTAAGGAGATAATAATGGCGGAAATATTAACAACTATAAAAAAGATAGTTCATACCACTGTAAAATCAATGGTTATGTGTGATAACTTAATAGGAACTGTTGTATCTGAATCACCTCTTAAAATTTCAATAAATGAAAAAATGATACTAGAGGACGTTCATTTTCTCAAACTAAAAAGCGCTGTTGGTGATTTCCCTGTAGAAGTTGAGGGTGTGCTTAATCATGAAGGTAGCCACAATATAAAAAGCAAGGGAATAAGTAAGCATAGAATAAAGATTGGGACGAAGGTGGTACTGAGTCGCTGTTTTGGCGGTGAGCAATATGTAATTTTAGGGGAGTTGATAGAATGATACCGAACACTAGAATACCTCAGGACCAGTTTGAAAAATTGCTTGAAAGTTACGAAAACAGAAAATATAATAGCAAAGACTTTAAATTAGTTGGCAATAGAATTAAGGGCTATGTAGACAATGAAGAATCGTTGGCGCAAGCCCTATTTTTTATACTGTCAACCGAGAGGTTTCAATATATAAGTATGAGCAATAATGTTGGAGTTGAGTTATGGACCTTATATGGAGAGTCTGGACCCATCGCAGAACTAACATTAGCATCTACAATTAGAGAGGCTATTATGGCAGATGATAGGGTACAAGAGATAACTAATCTTGAAATTGAAAAAACAGAAAAAAATGTATTTAAAGTAAAAGTCGAAGTATTAAGTAATTTAAGTGAGATCGTAAGTGTTGAAAAGGTGGTGAGTATTAATGAGTAAAGAAATAAGTTTTGAAAAAACCATGAGCAGAATGCTTGACACCATCTCTGATGATTTTGATAAAAGAGAAACTAGTATAATATATCAAGCAGTAGCAATGGTAGTTCCAGAACTAATGCTTTTACAATCTGATATAGAATTGATGGAAGACGAAGCTTTTCCAGACTCTTGTAATTACAATAGTTTGGTAAGGTTTAGCGGACTTAGAAATATTCATCCTAGGCAAGCAACAAGAGGAGTAGTAATTGCAGAGTTTAGCAAAGATATTGAAATAGGCACTAGGTTTAATTGTGAGGAAAGAAACTATGAAGTTTTAGAAAAAATTAATACTAACAAATATAAGTTGATCGCAGAAGAAACTGGTCATATAGAGTCAATCGGAGATCTTACGCCAATTAATGATATGCCGGATTTAAGAACAGCTAAAATAACAAGCGTGTATTTAGATGGTAGAGAAGAAGAATCGCTAGAATCATTAAGAAAAAGATATATGGAAAGTCTAGACTATCAGGCTTTTGGTGGAAATAGAGCAGACTACATAGAAAAAGTAACATCAGTTGATGGGGTTGGAGCTTGTAAAGTGTTTAGGCGCCCTAAAGCCACCTCTAGTGAGGTTGGAAAAATTACTATTGTAATTGTAGACACAACCTATAAAAACGCCTCTAGAGAGCTTATAAAGAATGTGGCAAGCATTCTAACGCCAACAGAAGATGGAGAGGGTGCAGGCCTTGCACCAATAGGGCATAAAATAACAGTTGTAGGGGCAGAAAAACAAACAGTTAATATCAAAACAAGGATTACTGTTGAAAGAGACATTGATAATATTACTAGAGATCTTACAAAAGCTATTGAGGAATATCTGCATGAATTAAGAACAGGATTTGGAAGTGATGAAGCTACTGTAGTAAGAATATCAGCTATAGAAAATAAAATCTTGGGAATCAAGGGAGTTATTGACGTATCAAATACAACTATTAATGGTGTGGAAAAAAATCTCACAATTGAGGATAAGAGTATACCTGTAATAGGAGAGGTGGAATATGATAGGTTATAACGATAAATACAAATCAAATTGTCTCTCTTATATTCCACCAGTATACTCTGAAATTCAAGAATTTAAGGTCCTAGCTGAGTGCTTCGATAAAGAAATGGAAATAAACGGAGCAAGGCTTGAAGAGGTTGAAAATAACTTCTTTATAGATGGATTAAATGAGTATGGATGTGAAAGATGGGAAAAGATTCTAAAAATTGACTATGATGGAAGCAGCTCATTAGATGATAGGCGTTTTATTATTAAGACAAAGCTTTTTGGTATTAGACCGTATACGTTTGAAAGATTACAAGACTTTTTGAAAAATCTTGTTGATGAAAAAGACTTTATTTTAGAAATGGATTACAATGCAAATCATCTATCGTGCAGACTCAACTTGGGAGTTAAGGCAAGACTTGAGGCTGTAAAAGACCTTATAGAAAAAACTGTCCCACTTAATATAAGTGTTGAAGTTTCATTACTTTATAATACGCATAAAATGATTACAGGAAAAACTCATAAAGAGTTAAGTAAATACACGCATATAGAGCTTAAAGAAGGGAGCATTGTATAATGGCTGAAACAACTAATCGAAAATATAGAAAACCACTCATCACAGATGCGTATGATATTGAAGTTTTTAACAGGAATTTTGAAATGATAGATGTTGATATGAATAAGTGTATCAATGATATTACTGAAATTAAAAAGGAAATTCAGTCAGCAAGTGAAGCTGTAAAAAATCTATTAAATGAACTCTAAGAAAGGGATGGTGATGTAATATGGCTAAAACATTGACTCAGTCACTAAATGATTTATTTAATGATATTACAGGACATAAAAACAACATCTTTAATGCTATCAAAAGACATATAAGCGTACCTACTGGAGAAGAAAAACTGAGTAGCGCTGCTTTTTATATTGAAAAGATGAATGAGCAGATAGAAACAAAAGCGAGTAGTACTGCCAACTTGCAAGCAGAGCTAGATAAAGTAAAAAAGGAAAATACAAATTTAAAAAATACACTACAAAATACAGTAAAAGAGAGGGATACCATAAAAAGCGAACTTCAAGAAATAAATGACCGTGTAAATACTTTAAGAACAAGTGTTAGAGAACTCGATCTGGATGTAAGAGAAGGGCGCTCTAGGTTAGCTCTAGAAGATATAAACGGACTCATAAGGGGCGGTGATATTGCATACAATTGGGGTGTAAAACATCCGGATCTGATATGGGGTAGGGTCATTTATCCAAATATAGAGCCTGGAGAAGATAGGTATTGCAAGTTTAAAAATGGGGAGTACTTTATGTCAGTATCTTTAAATCCAAATGGATATGAAAGCGGAGACTATACAATAGATGCAGCTGAATATGCGGGAACACTGAGTTATGTACTAGGTAGAGCCAGAAAAAAAACAATAGCTGCAATAAAGGATGTCAAATTGACATAGGGGGGTGATAAAATTTGAAAAAATTACAAATTACAAGGTTAGGAAATCTTGCGCCATTTACAGTGCATGCGGGAGAAAATGCAAGAGGTATACGCCTAAAGCTTAGGTATACAAAAGGGCTTGAAGTTAAAAATTTTATAAAAATTAAAGGAGAGCTTTTTGAAACAAATGTAGAAAATATCACAGAAGGCTCAGTAGACATCCTTTTTCCAAACTTAGATGTAGGAACTTATGAAGCTGAAATAGTTATAAGTGAAGGAAAAGAAATTCTGAAGAGTGGTATTTATAACATAGTTGTTGAAAAATCAATCATTTCAGGTGAATCCAATAAGTTAAAATCTGTTAATGCTGACGAAATTCTTGTAAGATTGATTAAAACAGAGGAAGAGCTAAGATCTAAAATAAAAGACTTAGACCTTTTAAAAGAAGGGGTTTATGATAAAGCATATGAGTATACTCAGAGTACTGCTAGTGATACTTGGATTATAAATCACAATCTTAATAAATATCCATCTATAACTGTTGTTGACTCAGGTGGAAACCAGGTGTATGGAGATGTAAAATATTTAAATAAAAATACAGTAGAATTGAAATATAGCTATCCATTTTCAGGGACAGCTTTTTTTAATTAATAGATTTCGAAAGGGGTATAAATCATGAATTTTTTAAACAACGTTAATTTTAACCAGAATCAATTACTGGAAGCTGTATTGCAGGCCGTAGCAGTAGAGCCGAGCCAGGCCGTAGCAGGTCAGATATATTATAATACCAAGAATAAGAGGGCCTATGTCTATACTGGCACAGCGTGGATGGCTATGGACGCCAAAGACGCTTCACCTACAGCAGTCAGCATAGTTAATACCATTAATGATGGTGACAAGCTGATTAATATAGATAAGATTAAGGACTTAGTAACTAAGCTTAGTGCTGCCAATATAGTAGCCACTATCAATGATGGTACTGAAAATATCCATGCTGAAAGAATCAATGGACTAGCTAATGCTCTTGACGGTGCTAATATCGTATCTAAGATTAATGATGGAACTTCAAAAATTAACATCAATAAGATAGATGGCTTGGAAGAAAAGCTAAAAATAGATACTATCATAGAGGCCCTGATAGCTAGTGATAAGACTATCCCTACAAACAAGATTGCAGGCTTAGATACTGCCCTAGCCGACAAAATAACTGATGCACAGGCACAAGCTAAGGCAGACACAGCCTTACAGCAGGCTAAGACCTTTGCTACACAGGAAATTAACAAATTGGTAAATGGGGCAAGTTCAGCTTATGACACATTTAAAGAGATAGAAGAGTTACTAAAGAAAAATGATACTCTTGCAAATGCTTTAAAACAGGGTATAGCTGGCAAGACTGGTAAGGTAGCTAAGGAGATAGGCAACGGCACAGCCACAGAGTTCACCGTAAATCATAACCTAAATTCCCAGGATGTAGTAGTCATGGTCAGAGAAAATAAGGCACCATTTGCCCAAGTGATTACAGATGTAGAGGTTACAGATGTTAACAATATCAAGGTGAAGTTTGCTAAGGCACCAGCGGTAAATAGTTATAAAGTAATAGTAGTAGGATAATTTAGGGGGTAAAAAATGAAAGTTTTAGGATTAATTGAAACAGAAGTAGATGTAGTAAGCAAAAAATATGTAGACGATAAAATAGCTGAACTTAGAGTCCCATATACTCCTAAGGTTTTATCGGAATCTGAATATAACCAACTGAATGAAAAAGACCCACAGACTATATATTTCATAAAGGAGGATTAATATGATTCCTGGAATTAAAGACATAAAGGTTGGAGATAAGCAGATTTCTAAGGTATATACTGGTGATAAATTAGTATGGGAAAATGCTAAACCAGAAGAGTATAGTGTCATTCTATATGATGACGCAAGCCTTAAAAGTAGACCGGAAAAGGGTAGACTTAATAAGTTATTCAAAATATCAGAGTTAAAAAAACATGGAAAAAAATATGATATTAAGGTGCACACAAAAGAAGGTAAAAATTTGGGAGTACCAATGACCCTTGAAAAACTTGTGATAGTTGAGAAACAATCCACGTTAGATAGTGAAATATTCAAGTTTAACGATGTAGTTTTAGAAAATGTTCGTTTACCTGGAGGGATAGGTATAGATGGACTGGGAGCAGAAGTTACATATAGTATTAGATTTACTGGTGTAGAAAATCATACCTATAAAGATAAAGCAGGGTATTTGGTATTTTTAAAAAAATAAAATTAGAATAATAGAGGTGATATATGACGAATCAGGAATTTATATACAGCGCAGTAGTAGGAGTTCCTGTATTAATAGCATTTGTGAGTCCGATGCTTAAGCTGAACTCAAGTATAGTTAAGCTTAATTCGACTATTGAGAGCCAAACAAAAGACATTGTTACGCATGGAGACTCACTTAAAGAGCATACACAGGAGCTAGATGTATTAAAAACTAACATAGTAAGGCATGATATGAGGATATCTGTGCTTGAAAAAAGAAAATGTAAATATGAGGAATTTAAGAAACATAAAGGAGAATGGCATGAGTAGAATTGAAAACAATATAGAAAAGAAATCAGCTAGTGTTGAAAGATATAAGAACCCTTGGTTTTGGGTGGGGATTGGTGGTATAGTCCTTACATCACTTCAGGTAGAAGCCAGCACACTAACTACTTGGGCAAGTGTAGGTGAGTTAGTTATTAAGACTGCATCAAATCCTTTTCTACTTGGGACAACTGCCATGGCAGTATTGGGTGTATTTATTAACCCTACTAGCAAGGGTTTAGGCGATTAATTTTTTTTTAAGGGTGGTCTTTACGGCCACCTTTTATATTTTAGAAAGTGAGGTAAAAGGAATGAGGATATTTTTAAGTGTAGGTCATTCAATTTTAAAAGGTGGTGAGTGCACTAGTGCAAGTGGATATACCCACGAATATAGGTATAACAAAGAACTGGCTCCACACGTGAAGAAAGTCCTTGAATCATTAGGGCACTCATGCGATGTGATAGTTTGTCCTGAAGGAGTATTTCCAAGTAAAAGAAGTGAATATAGCTACAAAATTCCTAAAGCAAATTCAGGCAAGTATGATCTTGTTTGCGAACTGCATTTAAATGCTGCAGATGGGGCAGGGCATGGTGTAGAAGTTTTTCACTATCCAGGAGATAAAAAGGGCTATAATATAGCCAATCAGATATGTAAGAATATCAGTAGCTTAGGTTTTACCAATCGAGGTACAAAAACTGAACAGCTATATATGATTAATGACACTAAGCCAACGGCCGTGCTTGTGGAGTCTTTCTTCTGTGATAATAAAGAGGACTCAGATCTAGCCAAGAAGTTAGGCTTTAAGAAAATGGCCCAGGCTATAGCTCATGGACTTACTGGCCAAGTAGTAGGTAGTGATGTAGAAGAAGTTGAGCAGACCACTCAAAGGGTAGTACCTAAGTCAGGATGGACTGAAGAAAACGGCAAATGGTACTATTACGATAAGGGCAGGAAAAGAACTGGCTGGCTAAAGTCAGGATCCAAGTGGTTTTACCTACAGCCTAATAAAGCTGGAGAAATGGCCACGGGTTGGTTGAAGTATAACGCCCATTGGTTTTACTTCAGCCCTAAGGGCT